ATCCTCTATAATTAAATCAAACTCATCTACGTCTTGTAAGATGTACATAAACTCCGTAAACCCCCTTCCGCTAGCAAGTACTGCAGCCCTTCCGTTTAGTTTACCGAATTCTTCAGCAATAAGTACACATCCCTGTGTGTTACGTTCACTATTCCCTTTGTGAAACAATATATGTGTTCTTTCCGCTACGTCTAATATTTCAAATGTATTTCCAAATTTAGGAGACTTGACTCTTTTACAATTGTATGGTCCCGAAGGAATACAACTTATACCTTTTTTATTATTTTCCCAAGATGGTTCTAGGGTTACAGCAAATGGAGTGTTGCCATTTATTAATACACCAAATGTAGCGTCTTCATTCTCAGTTACTCTCTTTAGCGTCAGTTCCATACATAGCCTCTAGTTTCTTTTTCTCTAATCTATAATTCTTTTGTTTAAAATAAATACTTACAAGTAGTGAGCAAAAAGCTATGCCAATAGCAAACAGAGTTGAGTAATGATTTATATAAGCAGCAATACATGCCCACCCCGAACAACTATAGGTTACGAAATCTATAGCTTTGACAACAGCTTCTGGATGTTTATGAATCATCTAGCCTTTCTCCATTTTGAGCCTTTATCCATAAAGGTATTTTCTCTTAGAAATTTTTCTAACACTTTAATAGCTTCTTCTCGTATTTCTGTATTAACGTTTAATACTGGGGTCATCTTGACAAGTTCTCTTGCTAGTCCTTTAGGGTTTTGTTTAATAATTCCTTGACCTATTAGTGCTTTTGCTATTAACGCATCTCCCTTAGCTACTGCTGGTCCTAAAAATACTCCAGCCGTGCCTGTGTATGAGTGAAATAGAGAGTCAAATACAAAGTTACCCATGCCAAACATACCAGCTCTTTCTACGGCTCGTAATATCTTTATTTCTCTTTCAGAGAAATTTTTATATCTTTCTTTGTATAAAGGATTACCTTTATCCCCATACCTTATAAAATCTGTTATATCATTAGATAAATCGGCAACAAGAAGAAGGGACATACCAGTTCCTAATGTATACATACCAGCTCTTCCTCCCGATACTGGCATTCCTTGGTCATGAAATCCTTTATAAGTTTCCGTTCCCCACTTTGCAATAACTCTGTTACCAATTAGTGTTGGAAATGATTTAAGATGTCTTAACCACATTAAATTAGGATTAGCATGCCATAGTGGCAGTGTAGATGGATTAGGAGTTAGTACTGAATCTTCAGCAAACATGTGAGCACCACGTTTTAACTTTTCAAAGAAGGGTCCCTTAAGTGGTGCCTCGGCTCTAGCCCAAGCCATTCCTTCAGCAATGTCCAACCCATAATGTTCCATCAATCTTTCCATGCGAACTTCTTCGCCTTTTACAAGACCAGTTTTTTTACCAGCTACCCTAGCTTTAAAATAATCCCTTACCATTGCATCATAAGTTCCTACAGCTAAATGATTCATCCACTTAGTCCAGTAGTGAAGTAGATTTAAACGAAATACAACATTACCTAATACGCTTGTATCACCTTGGAACAAAGCGTTCATTCTTTCCATTGTTGCTACGTCACCAGCTTTTCGTATCTGTTCAGCAATAATCATCTGTCTAGTTTTATCTGTGCCTCTAAAATCTTTTTTTATAGCTCTTCCAAACATCAACATTACTGATCCTATTGTTGGAGGCATTGCTTTCATGTAAGCTTTAAAACCACCATTGTATAAGGGTAATGCTGCTTCGGGAAGAGAAGCTACAGTAGCTAGTGGAAGTAACGCAGCATTTAAAAGATTAGTCCAAAGTCTTTGAAATCTTATCCATCCTTTGTGACCACCCATCTTATATACGCCCTGCATAGCTTCTGCTAATCTTAGAACACGCTCAACCCTAAATCCTTCTATATCAACTCCTTTGGCGTTAGCTTCTTTTATACCATCCACTAAACCTTTGTATAATAATTCATTATTTTCACCAAAGCGTCTTGCCCATTCTACCCTATTTACCGTTTCCTCAAGATAAAATTGCAATCCTTCATAAGCATCGTTCTTCATATATTTTTCAAATGTCTCTAGTGGTAAATCTCTTAAAATTCTAGAATGGTCAACACCACTAGCTCTCTTAGCCAATGCTTTTATTTCTCCTATGTTTTCTTTACCAGTCATATTTTTTATATCCCTGAGTACAGCATCTACTCTATTACTGGCAAGAGATCTTCCCTCTCCTATAATATTAAGGGTCATTTCTTGAGCAAGTCCATTAACCTCAAATTTACCATACCTGTCCACAAAATGTTTATTCATCTTTGGTTGTTCCAGGAAATCAATAAGATCTCTTGTAAATTGATCTTGATTTTTTCTTACTATCGCTTGATCCCAAGATTGAGGAAAATAATTTTTAATAGTTTCATGATCAGGAAATACTTTCTTTATATATTTATCTGCCTCTGCAAGTAATGTTTTCATTTCTCCTACTTTTTTTCCTAACATACCCGCTGGAGCTTCCCTTTGTCCTCTCACAGCTCTAATTAATTTTAAGTTATTTTTTGCAGATATTCTTTTTCCACCATATCTAACTAACTGTTGTACTCCAGGAAACCACGTAGGTTTAAGATCTTGGAATATTTCATTTAATCCCTTAAAGCCCTGAGATTCAACAGTACCAGTCATGAAGTTTCCAATTACATTGGCCTTTTCTACGTGAAAAGAATCAGCACTCCTTGGTCTACGGAGACCCCTCTTTGAATCATACATGGTAAGATGTAAATCAGGTGGAGCTATACTATCTATAATTTTTGCAGCCGTAGGAGAAATATTTCGCCATTCATTCATCAAAGATATTGATTTGGACATCGTTCCATCAACAAGTATTGAGAATTTTGATTGTTCTTTTCTTGATAAGCCTCTGTATTTTATTGGGGCATCTGTTTTTAAAGGTATCTCCGCGCTATCCTTAGTTATATCTTTTAGCAATTCCCCATAATTATCAGGAAGTATATCTTGTCCAAATGATCTTGCTTTCCCTTGCCAACCCCCCTCTCTTTCCCACATCCTTTGTGTGTAATCAAAGATAAGTTTATCTGTAGGAGATGCTTCCATTGTTTCTTTAGGAGACAAAGCTTTTACTTCTTTAGGGCCTTTAGCAATAGTTTTTTGTACTTCTTGGTCAGCTTGCCTTTTGTCAAATCTACCACTAGTCATTTCTTTAATAGACTCAGGTGTAAGTTCAGGATCTTTAAGTATGCTATCTTCAACCTTAAGTTTTTTTGCAAATTCAGATTCTAGAACTATTTTATTTGTTTCGGCTTTTTCCATTAATTGAAGTACTTCATAGTTAGAAAAAAACTTCGCTCCCTTACTAACAACACCCTTGGCACTAATGCCATGAACATATTCTATTTCTCCCTTCGCAAGTGCTTTTGCTTCTGCTTGTCCCGCTCCTTTTTTAAGATCGGAATATATTTTTTTTGAGGCTGGTGAATACACAGCCTTTTGAGCTACCTCAAGTATTTTAGTAGCTATTTCTTGAGTAATTCCTTCATCTAATGTTTTTCCTTCTCTCTTTCTCTGCTCAACAAGTCTATTCATCTCTTTCGTTGCAGCATCTTTTTGAAGAGCTTCTTGATAAGTTTTAGCAGTTCCCATACGATATTCTCTTTTGGGCTGTTTTTGATATTCACCAATTTTATTTGGTGGGGGACGATTAAAATCATTTACATGTTTTGTAAACCTTCTTTTTATAACAGAATCAGTGTAAGGTTTATTAGTTCTTGGATTAATAAGACCTGAAAAAGAAGATAAAAATATTCCTGGATCTATAGTTTTTTCAGCAGCAGATGCTTGCACTGGTGTATCTTCTTTAATAATTTCTACATCTTCTTCTCTTACACCTTCTTCTTTAGCTTCCTTTACTTTTCTGTTAAATTCAGCATACATGTCTTTAGAAGCTTGTTCATTATAAGTTTCACCTTTTGGAATTGTATTTCTAAACTCAGCATCAAATTCTTTAAAGGTAATTAGATTTCTTGGATCCTCATAATATTTTCTTCCTAGTGGAAGACCTACTTCAGTTCCTGGGATATTTATTGGTTTGGCGGGAATTTTATCTACAATAGATGAGGTTAGTTTTGCTGCTCCTTTAACTCCGACTATTGGAGTTAACAATCCAACAAGTTCTCCAGCTGTTCTTACAGCTGTAGCTAATGCTGGGCTGTTTGTAGCTTCAAAAACTAAATCAGCTTTAGTTTTGAAATGATCACTTATTGGTCTAATTACTTTTTCATCTAACATGTGAAGAAATCTTTGACCAGCCTCAGTTTGTGCTTCAAAGGGCTTTATTCCAAATAAACTCACGCCAGATGTAGTTTCGTGTAGTATTCTTTCGAACTCTTTAGGATAGGCGTCTATCTCTCCCTGTACTGCAGCATTAAATGTTGCTCTTACTGTAGCATAAGGAGTGGCTATTCCAAAAGCAAGACCGCCTTTTATGATACCTTCAGCAGTACCTGGCATAGCCGCTAATACATTTAAAGGTGTACGACCCCCTTCAGGACCAGCGTATCCTCCAACGTCCCCTCCTTGAGAAGGAAGAAAAGGGTTTACACCAGTTGTAGAACTAGTAGATAAACTACTTTTAGAAGGTAGAAAAGGATTTATTAAAGTTTCTGATTGAGACTTTTTATTTTCCCCATCCACGTTAGGTAAAAATGGGTTAATCAATTTTTATTTCCTAAGTAGTAGTGATGTAACCATGTTAGTAAACATAAGATTGGCAGTACGTTGAGCTTCTTCTTCAGACATACCTTTTATTCTTTGTTTTAACATATTAATATAAGTATCACGATTTAAAGTAGATGTTCCTGGGTCATACATATTTTGTACTGTAAACTCTCCCAGTTGTGCTGTAGGAAGATAAGTATTAATAGTACCGCCCCCTAGACCAGCTGCGTTAAAATCAACTTCATCAGGCTGAACTGACTGTCTTGCCCACTCAGTTAATGCCTGAGCTTCAGCCATTGGATCACCAGTCTCTGTTGTTGCACCTTCTAAAACTCGAGTTAATTCAAAATTTGCAGATTCCCAATCAGTTAGACTTCTTTTTCCAGTATCAGTGGATTCTGTTGTGTTAGGAAAGGCTCCCCAAAGGTTTTCCTGTATAAGCTGTCTTTTATCACCACCAAGGTCTACCCTACCTTTTTGCAAGTCTACTATGTCTTTAGGACCAAGAGCTTTTTCTGCTAGTTTTTCTTGTTCTTCTCTGCCTATTTCAGACATTCTTTTCATAACATCTCTAGTAAATTTAAGAGCCCCTAGACTTTCTTTTGTTAGTGGTTCTCCTTGTGATACGCCACCAGGAAGGCCTCCATCAGGTCTCATTATTCCATCTTCCTGTATATCGTCCTCTCCTAAAGTACCGTCCATTCCCCAACTTTGTATATATCCATCATAGACTTGATTTATCCCCTGCATAGCCTGATTTACTTGCTCAACCGACAGCTCAGGAGAATTGATAACATTTGTTAATTCTGTTAGCAAAGGATCTAATCTGAGATATATCATATCAGCTTGCTTCGTAGCTAGTTCCAAACTATTACCATATTCTTTTGCTATTTCTCTTATAGCTATATTAGCATAAAAACCTTCTTTATCGTTAGTTATATATTTATTCACTCCTATAGCGTCATGTATTTCATTGTCCCTTGCCCACGCACGTAACTCAGCATCTTTATATAATTCAGATAACATAAGATTTGCTTGCTCATTACTGAGATCTAGGTTTTTTACTTGCCCAGGACGAAGTGCATCTGCAGTCTCAGTTGCAGCATTTATATTCCTAGTGCTAGCCTCAACATTTCGTATACCTGCTATGTGTGTGCCTAGTGTTTCTAATCCCATTTCATATCTCCGTTATTTAAATCAAGTCAGCCAGAGTACCAGCTGCCTTAGTTGCAAGTTCTCCCATTCCAGCTAGACCAACATCTGGTTCTCGTGCTTGACGCGATTCTAACTCTTGAATATATTTGTTCATTCCTGTGGCACCTTCTCCAATAGCTCTCCAGTACGCTCTTTCTTCAGCAATAAATTTACTTTCAAGATCCATTAAACCTCTAACCACTGTGTCAGCACCAAATCCCGATTCAGCTGGATTGTGTCCTTGCGCAACCATTAATCTTGTTAATCTGTCGCTTTCTCTGTCTAATGCAGCTTCGTAAGTCTTAGGTAATTCTCCTCTAGCTAATTTTTCCTGCTGTGCTTTAGCTTCTTTAGCATAGTGAGTAGCGAATTCATCTTTATATTGAGATAAGTTTTGTTTAGTAGCATCTATTTGCTGTTGTCGTATATCACCTTCATATGCGGAGAATCCAGCACCAACAAGTTCTTCAATCTTTTCTCTATCAAAAGTAAATCCCTGTTTTAAAGCTCCTTTCTGAACAACATTAGTTGTTGCTCCTCCTCCTGTTCCTGTTGCTACACTTTTAACTCCTTCCATTATCGTCTTTGGAGCACCAGATAAATGACCATATTTTCCTGCTAAGCCTGATGATGAGATTGGTGCTGATTGAACTTGTCCTAAGAGAGATACATTTTTACCAGCAGCAGTTCCAAAACCTCGTGAAGCTGCTTGAAGCATTCCAGCACTTGGGGCCGCTAAGCCACTCAACATAGCTGTAGTTCCAGCACCAGTACCAGACATTCCCATTAGTCCTGCTGCTCTTCCACCAAACTGTACCGCACTACCACCTGCGGCGCCAGCACCGCCACCAAAGAAACTACCACCCAATCCACCTTGTGCAAGTTTACCACCAGCATAGCCAGTCAATCCGCCAATAATCATTCCCTTTATTCCTGCGCCAGATGCTAATCCACCTACTGCGCCACCAACTGCTGCTCCTATAGGACCAGCAACGGAAAACCCAATAACTGGCAAAGCTACTGATGCTACTTTTTTAAAAAAGCCACCAACTGAACTTAGGAATCCCATATATAGTGGAGCAAATGCAAACTTGTGAAGATCTACCCAATATGTAATAATCATAATTTATTTCTCTGTTGTTTTGTTGTAATTTCCATTTTATACTGTATACCAATTAGTTGCGTCTGCCGCTATGTATCTTCTTGTTGCCCCTTCTCCAAGTGCGCTAGAGTCTACCGCATTTGCTGAACCACCATTTATGGCATCACCAGTGTTAGGCCATATTTGTATGTCTTGACCAGCGTCAGCATTTATAATTAAAATTTCTAATCCAGCTGATGCCGTTGGTAACTTAACTCCATCATTATCAGAACCAACAGTTGTTACTCTATTTATGTCTTTAGTTAAAGCTGTTGCTCCACCCTGAGTTTGAGTAGCACCAGCAGTTATGGAATCAGTTACTGACTTAGTAAAATTTCCACCTGCTGTAACACCAGTATGTTGTGCTGCTGTTAAATGATATCTCTCTCCACTACTTCCACCTTGATGTGTCTGTAAATCATTATGAGTACGAGACGCTATTGATGTAATATTAGAACCAGTAAAATTTAATCCATTAAAATAACCTAGTTGACCCTGCTGCGCCCCACCCAATTGGTTACTTAATCTTTCAAAGTATCTCTTCCACAAAGGAGAAGTAATTGGTGTATGTAGGGGTGGAGGACCTAAAGCCATTAGGAACTTCCCTCAGCATATCTACCTTGCTCTACTCCCATCTCTAAACCTTCTAATCTAAGTGGTGTATTAGCTGTGTGTGCTAATCTAAATGCTCGTCTGTGAAATCTTCCCAAAGCAACTAGTCTTGGAAAAGTATTATTCATATCTACAGTTCTAGATGTTTCATAATTATTATAATCATCATCTGACCAATCTATAGTTATTGGAGAAGAGGAAGACTGTACATCTCCTATAACACCTAATCGGTATAAAAATTTAGGTTTACTAGATTGAAAATCTATTCTACTAGTCAGCATTTCTACTTTAATATCATTTGTTGAATCTTGATGAATGTCAATATCCATATTATATATTTTTCCGTTATCTTCATCTAATAAAAATTTCTTATCAGCGTCTTCACAAAAATCCATACCTGTAAAATAAGTTTCGGTGCTTCCATCAAAAGATGTCCATTCATGCCAGGTACCATCTCTTATATCACATACTAGAGTTTTAGCTGTATTTTTAAGAGTTAATATATAAAATTGGTGTCCAGCTATTCTCATACCATATGCGTAAGCATCCGCTATACCATTTCCACCACCACTAGCTTCTTCATCAATCAAACGTTCTACGGGCTTGGTACTAATAGTTTTTAAATCATTTCCCTCAAGCATCATAATAGACTTACCACCACTACGTCCTTGGGCCATCCATATTACTGTATTCTCTCCTGAATAAATAGTATCTCCGTTAGCGCAGCCGTAGCGAATTGCTACACCCTCTACTGGGCTTAGAGTTGATCCCGATGCATTACCAGCATTAAAAAAGAATTCTGTAGACCACTCGTTAAATGCTACAACAAAGTTTAAATGTTTAGCTATCCCAACACCTAAATCAGGTTCTAATGAAGAAGTAAGAACACTGTTTGCATCCCAACTAGTTGGGTCATTTACATCAGCGTGAAAGATTTGATTAGTAGAACCTTTCATAACACAAATAAATCCATCTATGTTTACTATACCTGATACTAACCCAGTAGGTATATCAGCATCAGTCATTTTTGTCATTGTACCATCTGCTGCAACTGTCCATATTTTATCAGCTACTCTAAATACAAGTCTTGGTGTTCCACCTCTAACTTCGGTTACATCAACTCTTCCAGTAGTATCGTCTAAGGTACCACTTAATGCCGAACCATCTTTGTATATTTTATTTCCAACAACAGCGTAAATACCACCATTTTGAGTCCAACCATATAATGCTCTACCAGCAGCAGTAGCTGTGGTAAGAGAATCTGAAAATCCTGGTCGTTTTATTACTGAAGTAAATGGAGTATCTGCAGGACCAGCTATTACTTCAGGATAACAATTCTTAAACCACTGATCCTCTGTTGTACTAAATTGCCTTTGTTGTGGCAAAGCAAATAAAGGTACTCGTACTGAATCCATAAAATTTACCTACGATATGTTCCTTGTCTGTCAGCGGGAAGTAAAAATAATGATTCTTTCTCCGTTGACCAATCATCACATTGTTGCTTTAATGAAGAAGACACTGCAAGTAGTTCCTGATATTTATTAGCAGTTACTCCATATTTAGGAGCTATAATAACTGCTAATCCCCAACATAGTGGTAAATACCATTCTTGTGGGAAGTCAGGTTCACTTTCATTAGTCACACCATCAAAATCTTCATACGCTCTGGTTACATATAAATGTATTCTATCGTTTGTGTGTGAATCATCAGGAACAGGCCAAACATTCATGTTGGATGTAGTTACCTGAGGATCAAAATATAATTGATTTATTCTACCACTTTCGGTTTTCTTACTTAAATCAACATACTCTTGTCTTGATATTACATTAATAGGTATGTCAGTATCGTCAGTAGTACGAATCCAAGCATTGTTAACATTTAAAATCTTCTGTGTAAACGCAGTCGTATAAGTAAATACTCTGTCGTTATCAGATGCATCGTCATCTATTGCATCAGCAATAGTCAATGTTGTACTAGAACCTACAACTGTGATAGTACTAAAATGTATTCCCGAAGAATCAGTTACTACACCTATTACATCACCAACAGCCATACCAGTAGTAGAATCTACAGTTAGTGCTGTAGCTGCAGATGAAACGCTACCATTTAACTTGGTGGTAATAACCTCGGACTCTTTAGCCATTCTGTCTACTGAAGAACCACCAAACGTATATTGTCTTTGCCCTTTAATTGGAAACATTACTATTTCCTGATTGACAAATAAGTTCATTCCTTCTGCCATCCAGAACTTAGTCATCATATTAAGAGATCTGGCGCAATCAGATTTTTGGTTAGTGCTTGGAGTTTCTCCTTCACCAATAACACCAACAAGCTGAAGAGCTTCAGTAATTATATTATCTCTTGTTATTGAAAAATCAACTGATCCACTTGTAGCCATTATTCTTCCTTTGTATCGTTTCCATTTAATGCTTGTTTGTGATAATTTTTAACTGTAAAATCACTTACATCATCAGCGTAATTGATAATCTCACTGTGTTTTACTCTAATAAAAGTATACGCGCTATACCAATCTTTCTTATTAAAATACCACAATGCTATATTGTATGTAAGTAAAACCAAGAAGGGAGACATCACAGCGTCAAACACTACCATTGATGTACCATCTTCAATAAGAATATACGGCGCTAACACAGCTTGTAGTAGTATTTGAGTTAGAGCTGCTAATGGACTTGATACTATACAAGCCATTAAAAAATTCTTTTTAATAGACCAAGGGGGATTGCCTTCTTGTCTATTTATACGCCTAAGTAATACATTAATCCATAATCCAACTACCGTACTAAAAAGTAATGGTAAGAATAATAGAAATAAATCTGCGTACCAAGGTATACTAACCATTTAAGGTTTATCAGGCCACGTTATATTATCTACATCACTCTGAGTAGGTACGTCTCTTAATGCTTTTCTGTAAGCCGTTTGTGCATCTGACATAGTTAAGTCTGAACTACCCCACCAATC